ATCTTTTCCGCTGCTGCCTATCTGTGCAAAATCTCCACTACTGCCTATCTTTGCAGAATCTCCGCTGCTGCCTATCCGTGCAAAATCTCCGCTGCTGCCTATCTGCGCAGAATATCCGCTACTGCCTATCTGCGCAGAATCTCCGCTACTGCCTATCTGTGCAAAATCTCCGCTGCTTATTTTATTATCAGCAATACATGTTGATGTTTTTTCTATAGCAAAATCAACACAGGCATTTATAAATTTTGATATTGACAGCTTTGCACCTATTTTCAGTTTTTTAGTGCAGTATTTTCTGTTATCATTAGTTTTTACTTCATCTAATGCTTCAACCTCTGCAAACTCATTGAAATCGCCATTATCATTTGTGAAACCATAATAACCCAATACATCAAACGGGTTTTCACAAAAATGCATTCCACAACTGCATATTTCTGCTTCTTCTTCCTCAAATACTGTATTTTCTGCGTACTGTTTGCCTCGGCATATCAGCCCCGGCTCAAATCCTTTATATCCTTTCATTTTTTATTCTTCTTTCTTCCTTATAAGCGTTGTATTTTTGTCTGTACTCATAGCTCTTACCGAAAATGTTCCACGCCGCCTTTACGACATTCGGCTCATATGGACGTATCTGTTCGAGGTCATCAACCGCTTTGTAAGATATCGGGCAGCCACAGCAACCTGTTCTAGTTAATCCGTAAACCTCGTAAGCGTCTGAGTACTTAATTCCATAGTAATTTTTGTACCATTCCTTATCCTTGTCGGAAACATAGTAAAGAGGTCTGAGTCTGTACTGTCCGGTGCTGGCTTGCGTAAAGCATAGCGCAGTGTTATCTTTGCGGGGTACCGACCTCATTCCGCCCTCGTCACGGCGTTCTCCTGTGATTATCAATTCGTAATCTTTCTGCACCTTATGTGCAATTTGCTTCTTGCAATAATCACAGCATTTAGCGGATATTTTAAAATCCGGCGGGTACTCTGCGATAAAATCTCGCATATACTTTGAACTGTTGATTACAAGCTGTATGTTAGGTCTGGGTTCTCCGGCGGAATTACAACAGCAAAGGAAGTTGATCAGGCTTTCACACTTGGGGTATCGTTCCTTCAGTTCTCTTCTTTTTGCCGCCTTATCCTCGGCTTTGTCGTATTCCTCCGCAATGCTCAGTGGTACGCCTTTTTTCTGCCAGTTTTCCAACCCCTGACTCATAATTTTTGATACAAAGGGTATTCCATAGGTTCTGGCTGCTTGTACAATGCTTATTTTTGGGTGGCATTCCTCAATTTCGACACCGTATTTTTCAGACGTTTTTTTAACGTGGTCTTTGGTTGCTTTCATTTCAAGTCCTGTGTTAAAAAAAACATATTTAACCGGCGGCAGTTCAAAAAGCTCCCTCGTACGCTCTATCAAGTCAATCATGATGTCGCTGTCTGCCCCGCCTGAGTAAGAGCAAATTGCTTTCGGGTGCTGCTGCAATCTTTTAGCAATAATGCTTTGTATCGCTAGAAATTTTGCTGGTGTGTCAAAATCAGCGTAGTCCGGTCTGTCCGTGTAAACACGGCTTTTATATGTAGTTTCCATTTTTTCTTTTCCTCCTTACCCATTTTATCCTCTCAGCTGCTCTCTGGTCACGCCCTGTTTAATATTAAGCTGAGTATAGTCTCTAATCATATTATCAATAATCGCACGGTCATTAATTTCTTTTAACTCTCCCCATGGGTCGGGACTGTAATTTGTCTTGCATTGCCGTGTTTTTATGTTATATTCCGTCTGCTTCATTTCTGTCCTCCTTGGTTTTAAATTTTGTCGTCTAACCTGTTGGTTCTTAAATTTTTGTTATAAATATTTAATATCTGTCTTGCAAAACGTGCATCACCTCCATTTGAAAACGCCTTTCCCTCTCTTATGATTATCGCAGGGCTTACTTTTGATAGCTGCGTTACCAATGTTTTTCTTTTATATTCACCTTTATAGGTTTTATAAAACAGATACATACCACCGATTATTTCAGTGTTCAGGCTTTCCGGTATACCCTCCCATGACTCTTTTATTAATGATAATATTTCTATAAAATCAGACGATGAAACGGCTTTAAATACTTTATATGTTTTGGCTACTGCAGTAATACGGTTAATCGTTTTAGATTTAGAAAAATCCATATAAAATCCACTGCGCTCAACTAATCTTACCATTTCAACCACATCTACATTTCCTGCAGCATAAAGAGCCTTAAACTTTGCAATACTTTCAACTGCACGAGATATTCCGTTTTGTTCAGCGAACAGTCTGGCTTCATCTTCTTGGGTAAGTCCCTCATAAACTTTACAGTCAACCATCAAACTTGGACTATGATTTTGCATCCTTAATGACGCAAGGGTATGCTGACCGTCAAAAACATAGTATCTTCCGTCTCTATGAGACACCTTTATTGGATTGACTAGCGCAGGATTAAAATTAGCAACTATTCTCTTTACTCTGTCCTGCTGGATTTCTCTTTGATATGCCTTGTCTACTACCAAAAGTCTGGCATTTAGTTGACAATACTTAAATTTTGTGTTATAATTATTCATAGTTAATGTTTCCTTTCATTTTTTGTATTGCTGCTTCTGCTTTCTCCAGAGCAGCCTTTATTTTTTTACCGTTTTCTTCTGTTATTGTTACGTCATATTCCTCTATACATCTGTCAATATCACCAGCGAAATTTGATACTACACACAAAATATCTTCTGCCAGATCATCAGATGTTAATTCAACCGGTGTATTTGTATCGTACAAACTATTAATGATACTGTCTACATCTGCATTTTTTATTTTGTCATCCATAGTTGCAGTTACGTCTCCTTTAAAATCTGTTATAGGTTTTGCCATTCTCTTCTGTTCGTTGCGGCATTGTTTACAAACATTTTTACCTGCATAGAATTCGTTGGCGGGCTTTTCATTACCGCATTTGTTACAAACCTTAGTCTCTTTCGACTTAGTTGTTATTTCGTGATATATGGCGTTTACAGTGTTCCCCTTACCGCCTGTTCTGGCTCTTTGGATTTGTTCCGGAGAGCCTTTTTCTTGTATCACAGACACTTTGCTAATCGTATCTCTTGACACTCCTGCTATTTTAGCTATATCTTCACGGGTTTCGCCTTTTGCTTCCGCAGAATTCTGCGGAAGCAAAATTCCACCTTGACCGCCTCTTTGCCTCTTCTTAGCCTGTGCCGCAAGCATAGGTTTCAGCTTCAAGGCAAGCTCGCTCCGCTGAAATTTTGTAAGATTTCTTCTTCCGAACTGATTTAATATGATCCACCGCTCAGCTTCTTCATCTGATTCAAAATCTTTATTAACGGTTTTATATGTAATCCCATGTTTTTGGCAAATTTCATAGCGATTATGCCCGTCTATCAAGATGTCTCCCCAAACCACTAACGGTTCCCTTACACCGTCTTTTAATATGTTCTCTTCAAGATACTGATATTCTTCCGGCGATAACGGCGGTATCAGTGTTTTATATTCCTTTTTTATTCTCATTGGTTTCACTTCCTTCATGTGGTCAATTCTTCCTTAATTTTGTCGCACTTTTGGGCTACATAAATTATATATTTTTCTTTCTTGTTCATTGGTTTACTCCTTGATTTTTTTACTATAACAATGGTTCTAGTTCCTCGGGGTGGGCATTTATATGCCGGCTCACGTTTTCCGAAACCTTATCCATCATTTTTTTTGAGTACTCCGCTCTCTTTTCTTTACTTAGAGAATCCCATCTAACAGGGGCTTCGTCTCCAACACAGATATAACTAACATGCGGAAAAATATCAGTTTGTTTCTTTCTACCCATTTAAAACATCTCCTTTCTATATTTTAATAATATGTTGCTGTTGATTGTCCCCTTGCATTTTATTGCATACCAACATTTTCTCCTTCACGCTGACTTGGTTTCTGTTTCTTGCCCTCTCTGTCAAATTGTGGTATAATTAAATATTAATTTAAGAGGGGGTGATTACTGTGACTAATTCTAACGCACTTGTCGAGAAACTAACACTTGCATACCTAGAAAAAACTTGTGACATATCTTCAATGGCGGTTGAAGAATACGTAAAAAAGTTTATTGACCTTTCAGTAAAGATAAGCAAAGCATTAGAGGAAAACAAACCTGAAAGCAAGTGGCTTATTTAAAAATACGTCAAAAGAATTTTTGCCGTATCGCAAATTGCGTTTGAAAGTTTTGTATAACGCTTAACATCTCGAACTGGTAGTTTAAGTTGTTTTTCTCTAAGTTCATTTAACTGTCTAAGTAAAACAACTTGAACATCAGTTTTTTCTTTAATTTTATTAGCCATAGATTTCTCCTTTCTATGCTGACTTGGTTTCTTCATATTTAAAAAGTTCATTCGGCTTGCAATTTAAAGCCTTACATATAGGGATAATGTACTTTGAATCAAATGCCTGATTGCTTAACAAGCGATAAAACAAATTCCTTTCGATTCCTGCTTTTTCAGCAACACAACATTGTTTGTATCCCTTTTGTTTAATGATTTTTTTAATATTGTTTCTTACAACATCATCATAAATATTTGTCATTGTTTTCACCTCCTTGTACTTTGTCAAAGTTTCTTTGACTGTTATTAGTATAGCACAACTTTCTTTAACTGTCAACACTTTTGTAAAAGAATCTTGTACATATTTCTTACAAATTTATAAAAACATTTTTGACTATAATGACTAAAGTTAAAATATCTTGTACTTTTTTATTGACCTACCAATAAATATATGGTATAATTCGAAAAGAAAGGGCGTGTTAATATGAGCGTGGGTTCAAGAATCAAAGAAAAGAGAGAAGAGTTACGAATAACTCAACAAGAGTTAGCTGATAAAATTAATTGTACAAAAGCTGCAATATCTAACTACGAAAAAAATGTTAGTATTCCAAAAACAGAATTTCTTATAAAATTAATGGACGTGCTTTCTGTAGATGCTAACTATTTGTTTCAAGATGAATTCGACAATGAAATGGAGGAAGACGTTGCACATAATTCTGAAGAAATTAAACTACTTGCAAACTATAGAAAACTAGATGAAATTAGCAAAGAAGTCGTTAACAAAGTAATAGCTATTGAGTTAACACGCAACAACCATATATAAATATCATGTCAATTTTTTCATTTTTGTTGATTTTTGTCACATTTTGCTAAAAACATCTTGAAAAATTATTGTAATATGCGAATTGATTTATTTTGTTTGATATGGTATTATTTTAATATATTTTACATTAAAGAGGTTTGACATAATGGGGCTAAAAGATATTATAAGGTGTAAAGAGACTATAAAAGAAAATGAAGAATTAAAAGAAAAGGTCAAAGAATTAGAATCACTTATAATGCCTGAACATCAGCAAATATCTGATTTAAATGATCGTATTAAGCTTTTAACTGAAAAATCAGAAGATTTACAAGAAACTATATCTTTAAGGGAAAATAAAGTTGCTGAGCTTCAAAATACTTTAGATCAACTTAATGAACAAATAGTTGAAACAAATGAAACTGTTCTGCTTCAATCATATGGCATATATGAACCAACATATGATTTTGCCACATCTGATGAATACAAAGATGCACTAAAGTCTATAAGAGAAGAAGGAAAAGCAATTATAAAAAATGACATTTCTTCTCATTTATATAATAACAGTTGGACTGTTAACGGAGATGCCTCAAAGGGCAAGAAAATGGTTAATGACATGTCAAAACTGCTTACAAGAGCATTTAATTCAGAATGCGATGAACTTATTAGCAAAGTAAAATATAATAATTACGATACTTTTATAAAGCGAATCGAAAAATCATTTAACGCAATTAATAAGTTAGGAAAAGTATTGGGGGTATCAATCACAGAGGTTTATAAGAATAATAGAATCAGAGAGCTTACACTTGCATACGAATATGCCCAAAAGAAGCAACAAGAAAAAGAAGAGCAAAGAGAAATTAAAGCGAAAATGCGAGAAGAAGCAAAACTTCAAAAAGAAATTGAAGAGGCTCGTAAAAAACTTGAAAAAGAACAAACTCATTATCTAAATGCATTAGCTAAAATTAATCATCAGCTTTCAGGAGCTTCTGAATCTGAAAAAGAAGAACTGATTAGCAAAAAGCTAGAATTGGAAGAAAAAATTGAAGATACTGAAAAAGCAATTAAAGACGTTGATTATCGTGAAGCTAATAAACGTGCTGGGTATGTATATATTATATCTAATATAGGAGCTTTCGGTGAAAATGTTTATAAAATTGGCATGACACGTAGACTTGACCCTATGGAACGAGTGTATGAACTAGGCGATGCTTCTGTACCATTTAATTTTGATGTCCATGCTATGATTTTTAGCGATGATGCTCCGAAACTAGAAAACGCTTTGCATAAAGCCTTTGAAGATCGAAAGCTAAACATGGTAAATCAACGACGTGAATTTTTTAATGTTACTCTTGATGAAATAAAAAAAGTTGTTAAAGAAAATTATGATAAAACAGTAGAGTTTATTGACTTGCCAGAAGCAGAACAATATAGAGTTTCAGAAAAAATGCGAAAAGATACAGTACATGTGTAGTTGACCTCCTTCCCCTCTCACGAGGGGAATTTTTTATGCCAAAAGTCTTTTAAATTGCTCTACTGCCCTATCGTTATATCTGAACGCATCAACTTCCTTGCTTGAATAAGGAGACTTATCACGATAAAACTCGCCGTATTCTTCCGTTTTTAAGCCGTTAAGATTAGCTATTCTTCCAACCTTTTGAGCCGTGACACCAAACATATCTCCGATTTCAGTTGCTGAATACATTTTCTGTTCTGATTTTGGCAATGGTAACAATGGTTCTCCTGCAAGAATTTCAGCCGACTTTGCTACTAAAATGTTTTTGTACTGTTGCGAAACTGTATCCACAGCGGCTAATTTTAAGTATTGATTTGACATTCTTACACGAGCATTCATTTCTTTGACCTTAAAATTCATATCTTTGTCTGGTCTGGACTGTGAAATTTGATATCCGCCTGTTCTACGGATAGATGGTAGTACTTCGTCAAAAATCCAACTTTCAAATTTATCTGCTCCAGGTAATTCACTCTTTGCGGCAAGTCTGTAAATGTCACCTTCGGAAATAAAAATCATTTCTTGTAATCCTCCGTTTGTAGGGGTGGGACGTTTCATCCCACCCTTGCAATGGCGGGATATTGCTTTATGTGGCTCTTTATATCCAAGAGCTTTTGCAACATCTGAACCGCAAAACATAACCTTACCATTTTCTTCAATTGTTCTTACAGAACCAAACTCTGTGTTTTCAAAAATTTTAATTTCGTTCATAATTTTATTCCTCACTTTCTAATATTTCTTCTACTTCTACGCCTAAAGCCTTTGCTACCTTGCCAAAAGTACAAGGTCTAACGTTTTTGCCTGAAATCATTGCCTTGACCTGATTAATTCCAACTCCTGCTTTTTCTTGTAATTCATTGCGAGTAATACAAGCCTTAGCCATTGCGATTTCAACTTTTTTCTTGTTTGCTATCATTATTTTCACCTCTGTTCTACCTTATCGGTTGATTTTATGATTGTATTATAACACCTTTACGGTAGATTGTCAAGCGCTTTTATAATTTTTTTATCAAAAATATTGCCAAACTGGTAGAGGTATGTTATAATAGAATAAAATAAGGAGTGAATAATATGAATATTGGTACAAATATAAAAAAATATCGAAAAGAAAAAGGGCTTACGCAAAGAGAACTTGCGGATAAACTTAATATAGCTACAAACAGTTTAAGCCGATATGAAATAGGAGAACGTTGCCCCCCTATTGACATGATAGAAAAAATAGCTGAAATTCTTAACGTCACCCCAATCCAGCTTATGTATGACGAGGAAGTTGAAAATGCCCTTAACCAATCCGCTGAAATTCTCAGTAATTTTAACCCTAATGACCCAAGCACTTTTACCGAAGTTTCTTTTGAAGATGAAGCACAACGTCAGGAAATGTATTTAAAAGAACTGCGTGAAGATACTATAAATAAGTATGATAGTTTAGATTTATTCGGTCAAAAAGCGGCTAATAAGTATATTAATTTTCTGGCTAAAGATGAAGAATAATAATACCTCCTTTCATCGTATTTTGTCGAATCCGGATTACAGTTATTATTATACTCAGCAAATTTTAGATTGCAATAGATTTGTCGTAGAAGTTGCATTTCGTGCCGTAGAAGTTTTAAAATGTCAAAAACCAACACTATGATATGTGAAAAATACACAAAAAACTTGCCAGTTGGCAAGACATGTAAATACAAGGAGGTTAAAATGAAAACAGCAGCTGCATATATACGTGTTTCAACTGATGATCAAATTGAATATTCACCAGACAGCCAGTTAAAGGCTATAAGAGATTATGCACGTAAAAATGACATGATACTACCGGAAGAATTTGTTTTTATTGACGAGGGCATTAGTGGCAGAAAAGCTGAAAAACGTCCGGAATTTATGAAAATGATCGGTACCGCAAAAATGAAACCGAAACAGTTCGATGTTATATTATTATGGAAGTTCAGCCGTTTTGCCCGTAACCGTGAAGACAGTATAGTTTATAAATCTATGCTCCGCAAACAATGTGGTATAGATGTTATTTCAGTTTCTGAACAGCTTGGAGAAGATAAGACGTCAATACTAATTGAAGCCTTAATTGAAGCAATGGACGAATACTATAGCATTAATCTCGCTGAAGAAGTTCGTAGAGGTATGACCGAAAAGGCGCAGCGGGGCGAAGTTGTTAGTGCTCCACCTTTTGGGTATGACATAAAAGACAATGTTTTTATACCTGATCCCGAAGCTGCTCCCATTGTTAAGATGATTTTTGATAAGTATCTAAATGGTCAAGGTTGTCTTGAAATCGCAAAAGAACTTAATAAAATGGGGATAAAAACTAAGCACGGAAACAAGTGGGAAAACAGAGGCGTTGAATACGTCTTACGGAATGTAGTATACACAGGTAAATTAACATGGACTCCCATAAAAACCAAAACACGCGACTATAATTGTAAGGACACAATAATAAGTCGTGGTATGCATGAGCCTATTATAGATCAAGAGACTTTTGATAAGGTTCAAAACATGATTCTTGAAAAGAAAAAGCTGTTCCCTAAGCATTCAAGGCAATCTTCTAATGAATTTATGCTCAAAGGTTTTCTCAAATGCAGCAACTGCGGCGGTGCTTTGGTATATGCAACAAATAACAGGGTTCAGTGCAATAGGTACTCCAAAGGCACATGCGAAGTTTCGCACAGCGTAAGTTTGAGTAAACTTAATTCCTCTGTGATAAGTGCATTAAAAAGTGACCTCGAAACGCAGCAATTTAAAATATATAAAAAAGCTGCGGAAGAACAAGATAATAAAGACATAACTCCGACTCTGATAGCAAAAGAAAGAAAAAAACTTGAACGTGTTAAAGATGCCTATGAAGCCGGAATTGATTCCCTTGAGGAGTACCGCATAAACAAAGAAAAAATCCTTAAAACGATTGCTGAACTCGAAAAAAATAAAAAGCCTGAATCTAGCCAAAAGGATGATTTCCAAAAATTAAGTAAAACTATTAAAAAGAGTCTTGACATCCTAGAGGATGAAAATTGTAGCGAAAGTATTAAAAATATAACGCTGAGAAGTTTTGTACGTCAAATTGTTTACATGAAGAAAACCCAATCTATTGAAATTCTTTATCAAATATAA